GCGTCCCGAATATCAACGCGTATACACAGGGTTTGACGGCGAGAAGTCCGATATAAATTCATCAAATAAAACGAGCGGCAGTAAATGGACGGGCGGCGGCAGAACGCCCGAAGAAATCGGCAGGGCGGCAGCGAAAATACCGAAGCAAGGGATTACGACAACCGAAATAAATATTTCGGGAGATGATGAAAAAGTGTTTACAATCCCAGAAAAACGTGGTATAATAGGAGATACAGACGGAAATACAACAATTACGGATATAAGACCTATTGACTGGAATAACGAAGATGAAATAAACAGAGAAATAAATAATTTCATAGAAAAATATGCTTACGCAGATGTTGAACACGCTCTTGTTATTTCTCCGACAAATCAGATTTACGAATTAAAGGGAATTTCTTTCAATGTAAATTCGGAACTTGCGGGAATGGAAATATTAAGGGGAAGCCGCGTTATCCATAACCACCCGATTGCTTATAAGGATTCTTTCAGCCGCAGTGATTTTATGGCTTTCTTTAAAGGGCGGCATTATCAATCAGAAATTATATCGGGAGATTTGTATAATATTATGCGATACACGGGAAGTTCAATAACTCCGGCAGAAGCGCATGATTTATATATAAACGCATTTAGCGAAATTCGAGCGATAGCCGAAGAAACCGATATACCAATCGAAATCGAGCAGCTTGAAATTATGCGTCATTTATCAAAAACTTTAAAGGGGTTGATTTTTGTTGAATAGAGATAAATACAACGAAGAAAAAAAGAAATTATTCGACTGGTCTACGGAAGAACTTAGGCTGATAGATGAAAAGTACCCGTATAAAGGAGGATTTGACGGCGAAGATGTTGTCAGGCGGAAAGAACATCTCAAAGAATATAACAAAAAACTCTTAGAGTTAAAGAAAAAATATAACATTGATTAACCCACACAACAGAATAACAAGCTCAACGTATATAAATTGCGTTGGGCTTTTTATATGCAAAAATTTCGACAGAAGATTAGTCGTAAAACAGTCGACACAACGCGGTTCGTAAACCGCGATAACAAAAACGAAGTGATAGGAGAAATTTTATATGGAAAGAGCTTATTTGGAAAAATTAGGAATCGACGGATTAACAAAAGAAGTAATTGACGGAATCATGGCGGAACACGGCAAAAAAGTCACATCGCTTAACACCTCATTAACCGACGCAAACACAAAGTTTACGAATTTACAGACTGCCACATCAACGCAAATCAATGACTTGACCGAAAAATTAAAACCTTTTGAGGGGGTTGATTTGGGAGATTTAACGGCGAAACTCAACACATCAACCGAAAATTATACAAAATTGCAAAGCGAATTTGACGGATACAAAGTCACCGCCGAAACAGACGCATTATTGCGCGAAAATCTCGGTGCGATTAAATTTTCCTCAAATTATGCCAAAAGCGGGGTTTATAACGACATCAAAGACAAGGTTAAACTCGAAGAGGGTAAGTTGACAGGATTTGACGAAGCGATGAAAACAATAAAAGAAACGAATCCGTCAGCATTTGCAAGCGGGGAAGCTCCGCCGCCCAAAGACGAGGGAAAATCACATTCGAGCAAAGGAAACGGCAAAATTTATACAGCGGACGAACTTAACGCAATGACCCCCGACGAAATAAACAAGAATTGGGACAATGGGGTCAAAGAATCAATGCAAAAACTCAAATAAAACAAAACATAAAGGAGATTTATAAATATGTCAGTAGCTAATTTTATCCCGACCATATGGTCGGCAAGACTTTTGCAGCATTTAGACAATGCACTTGTAGCAAGAAACTTTTTCAACGTAGATTATGAGGGTGAAATCCGCGACAAAGGCGACACTGTCAAAATTAATCAAATAGGCGGAATAAGTATATTTGACTATCAGCGCAACACCGATATGAACCCGCCCGAAGAATTAAGCATGGTCGCACAAAGTTTAATAATTGACCAAGGAAAAGCGTTCAATTTCCAAATAGATGATGTTGACGCTGTTCAGGCGAATGCTACGCTTATGGACGCCGCCATGGAACGTTCAGCGTTTGCGTTGGCGGAGCAGGAAGANACCTTTTTATTTGAAAAATTGGCGGCAGGAGTAGCCGCAGAAAACACTTTGCCAGACGTTACGATATTGTCTCCCGAAGATGCGTTTACTATATTGGTACAGCTCAGAACTATTATGCAAAAATCGAATGTTCCCGCTCAGGGACGTAATCTCGCTGCACCGCCTGAATTTATAGCGCAGTTGTTAAATGATACGAGATTCACAGGCACGGGCGGTGTGTTCGCGGAAGGTACATTGATAGCCGGTTCTGTCGGGCGTTCTATGGGATTTAATATCTTCGAAGTAAACAATACACCCGGAAACAATACGATTATCGCAGGACACAATCTCGGAGCGACCCGCGCAACCAGATACTTAAAACAGAAGCGTACAGAATGGAAAAAAGATTTGCGGACGGCGTAAAAGGTTTGCATGTTTACGGAGCGCAGGTAACAATTCCGAAATCATTCGCGAAAATCAAAGTACAAATATCTTAATAATTTGGTAAAGAGGAGATAAATATATGTCGCAGTTAAGATTCAGGCAAAATCCTAAAACGGGCAAATGGGAAGCGTATCGCGTTGAAGTTCCCGAAAAAGGAACGCAGGAACTTCCGGCGAAGAAAGAAACCAAGTCAAAGAAAACAAACAAACCCGAAGAAACCAAGACAGATGAAACGGCAGAAGCGACCGATGTAGGCGAAGAAACCAAGACGGACGAGGACGAAACAGCGGACGAAGAAACTTAGGGGGGAGATTATGAAATCTTGTACAACCGACGAATTATGGGTAACTTGGATTTTCTACAAAGACAAATATCTTCGCGGACGCAATCCGACAATCCCCGAACAGGGGTTTAACTTTTGGAGCGAACAGGCGGAAACCATGATAAATCACAGACATGTCGAGGTTGACAGACCGCCCGATTATTTAAAAAAATGCGTATGCGCGGTTGCCGAGATTTTGTTTATTCAAGAACAGGGCGCCAAACCCGGAGAACTCGTTTCGGAATCAAACGCGAATTACAGTTGGAAAGCGGCAGAAGCCGAAAAGCAATCAGATGTTTCCGCGAAGATACGCTCAACGATTAATAAATATTTGGCAGGAACACCATTACATAACGAATTTGTTTACAGAGGGGTGAGGTAATGCGTCCGGATAATATCAGACGGAGCATGACAATATATTGCCATTGGACAAATCCCGATAACGGTTTGGTTAAGCCGTTCAGACGCGTATTAACAAACGCGTTTTTTTCAGACCAAGGAACTATAATAACCGCGAAAACAGGGATTGTTATAAATAACGGTTCATTTGCCCAAATATTCGAACAACATGATTTAACATTTGTGCCGTTTCATGAATGGCACAAACTTTCGGAGAACGAATTAAGCGACAAATGGACTATCGAACTCGGAACAACGCCGTCTATTATAGTCAACCATGTTTCGGAACATGAATTTGATTTCGACTCTCTTGCGGAAATAACGCGGCAGGAAAACGCGTTTATAAACTCAACGCCGGGTGCGGCGCGAATACAGGGATTTGACAACAATCTCAGGGGTACTGAAAGAGCGCGGCATATTTATTTGAGATATTAGAGGTGTTAAACAATGAAATCAAAAATATTTGAATGTACAATAGAATTTGACGCGAAAAGTCTTGAAAACGATTTAACGGCTTATTTCGGTATCGGCGGAGAAATGCAGAAAGCGTGGGACGGTATTGTTTTAAAAGGGTTAAGTAAATATGTTCCGCTTGACCAAGGTGCACTTATAAAAAGCGGAACAGATAATACTTTTTTAGGGAGCGGTGAAATAATATACCGCGCACCGTATGCGAGACGGTTATATTACAATCCTCAATATATGTTCGGGCAGGACGGCGGCGGATACAGCAACACAGGAATACGCGGAGGCTTATGGGCTGACCGCGCCGAAAGAGACGAAAAAGAAGTATGGGCGGCGGCACTTGAAGAAGTTATAAAGGTCGGTGATATATAGTGGCTTGGAAAGAAAAAGAATATATGTCGAAGATAAGAGAGTTTTTGCTCTCTTATCCTGATTTAGAGAAGATTTCGGATACAGAAAATAAACCTCTTGACAGTCTTGTTATAGAATATTTCAAGACAACCCCGAATAATCCGATGAATCCCGAGGGGTACGCTTTGGCGGTAGTCGGAACTAATATCATAAACAGGAACGACGACATATCAGGAAACACAATAATAAGAAAACGCGCGAATTTTCAATTTTTAGTAAATCGATACGTGCAAATAAACGAGCAGAGACGAGAAATAGGCGATTGGATAATAAATTTCTGCGATTGGATAAATTCAGAGAACGAACTCAAAATCAATCCGTTGTTACCGAAGTTTTCCGATACGGATTACGATCAAATAATAGCCGACGGCGGAATGGTTATCGGTTCGGATACAGACCAGCAGAAAGGAACGGTCGATGTATTTCTTTTACAGTTACATTTGGAATGGGAAAACAGTTATCCCAATTATGAAAAAAATCTTTCAAATGATTTTTACAAACAATTACAAGGAGAATGATTATGTCAAAACAAGTAAAACGGGTAGAAATGGCACACTTTTTGAATACCGCGCCCGGTGTCGCAACTGCGGCGTGGAATATTATCGGGGAAGGACACCCGAATCTTTCCACGTCGTATAACGCAGAAACAGAGACCCAGCAATGGATAAACCAAAGTACCGGAAGCACAACCGTAAAAAGTTATGCTCCTTCGATAGGCACTGAACAGATAGCTCACGTCGGCGACCCTGTTTTCGACTTCGTCGATAAACTTTCGTGGGACTTAGCTGTCGGTTCAGACGCAGAGACGGAATATCTTGAAGTTAGGATATATAACGCAGCTTCACCCTCTGCGACCACGTATCCCGCACGCAAATCCCGCGTAAGTATAAGCATTGACAGCGAGGGTGACGCGGCGACTGACCCGCTTTCGCGTTCATATAACATTAACTTCATGGGAGACCCCGTATACGGCACATTTAATCCGACAGCCAAAACGTTTACTGCTACGGTATAGGAGGATAAGCCATGATAATAAAAGCAACGAAACAATATAACGATAAATTGCTTGATTGCAAGTTAATCGAAACAGGGTACGAATACGAAGTTTCCGAAGAAAGAGGAAACGAAATAATAAATCTCGGCTATGCCGTTGAGATTAAAACAAACGGAAAGGATTCAACATTATGCAAACAAACGGAGAAAGAACCGTCACAATCGCCGACCACGGACAACAATTCGAAGTCGTCAACGAAGCAGGGCGGCAAATCTGCACAATAATATATTATCCCAAAAGTCAATTGTTCGCGCGCAATGTAGCGAGACTTATTCAGGAATTGCAAACATTGAGTAAATTCAGCAAAAGCAAACTGGACGGTCTCCCCGAAACAATTGACACAGAAGACGCGGAAGACGTAGAAGAAGTTATGGAACAATTGGAACGCACCGCCAAGCCTTTAATAGATTACGCAGACGCGATAGACGCATTTATTGTAGCGTCCGACAAAATCATCGGTAAAGGCGCGACGGAATCCATACTCGAAAACGACGATGAAAGTTTGACTAATTATATGAAAATAATGAACCCTATTTTTAAAGAATACGGAGAACAGCGCGGTAAAAAAGTTGATAAGTACCGCGCTAAAAAATAATTATGCGATTACGGGAATATAGAGAAAAGCCGCCCGAAATAGTTACGATTGACGGAATTGATTACACTTTAAACAATGATTTTGCCGATTGCATAACCACAATTGAAGCGCTATGCGATGAAGAATTATTTGATTTCGAAAAAGCCGAAATTATTATTTCCAACATGTATTCCGAGCCGTATCCCGAAGATACAAACGAAGCGATTCGTCTCGCTGTCAATTATTTAATGCAGGGACGAGAAATTACAGAGCAAGACCAAAAAAGACCCGTTGTATTGGATTTTGAAAAAGACGAACAATGGATATATGACGCTTTTATGCGTATTGGGATTGACTTATACAAAGCCAAAATGTCATATTGGGAGTTCATGTCAAGATTGCGTGAACTCCCCGGAGATTGTATGCTGTCGCGCGTTATATATTGGCGTTCCGTTCCATACGGCAAATTATCCAAAGAGGAAAAAGCCGCGATAGAAAAAATAGGGAAAGACAAAATATTTATACAAAACAAAGAGAACGCTGCGGAACGCAGCGATGAATACAATGAATTTATGGCACTTTTGAAAGGTTAAGGCGGTGATATTTTGGCAGACAGAGAACTTCGGATAAATACGGCTCTCGATAATTCCGGTATTATAAAAGGTGTACGCGACGCAGGGCGCGAAATAAAAAAACTGACTACGAAATTCGACGACCAAATGAGAAGCGTCGAAAGACAAAAAGTCGCATTAGAGGGTATGCGTCGACAACTTGAAGCGATAAATTCGGGAGAAAAAGCTCCCGCGAGTTTGACTGCCATGGAAACGCAATTGAAAAAAATCAGCAAAGAATACGAAAAACAATTGGAAAATCAACAAGCGTTATTTAATTTGTCGGAAAAAGCCGAACAGAATTTGGAGGAAGCGACAAAATCTAACGATACTAAAAATATAGAGAAGTACACAAAAGAAGTCGCGAAGTTTGACAAGGAAATTGAAAATCTCGAAAAAACATTGACCGATTTATATGACAAATCCGAACAATTAGCAGGAAAAATAAGCTCGGTAAAACTCGACCCGTCAACTTCAAGAGAAGCACAGAATTGGGCAGATAAAATAAAATTAGCAGAGGACGAACTCAAACGAAGTCAAGTAGCCGCCAGTCAGACAAAACAAGAAATTTCAAATATAAGTGCAAGCGCGGGGCAAACTCAGCAAGCAATTTCGAATGTAGGTACAGCCGCGAAAGCGAGTGCGGCAATATCCGTGAACGCTTTCAAGGGTTTACGTGCGACAATAGGCACAATATCAACAGTAGCGCATAGTGTCGCGAAAACAGCGTTTTCTGCGTTTAAAAAAGTCGGCTCTGTAATCGGCACGATGAGCAAAGGCGCGACAAAAGCGGCAAAAGGTATATTCGCATTAAGCAAAAATCTTTTATTCGCCAACAGAAGTGCAAAAACAACCTCGAAAGGATTTTTAGGCTTGGCAAATAAAATGTGGTCTATGATAAAAACCGTAGCAGTTTTTAATCTTGTGCGTAAGGCATTGACCGCATTACGCGATACAGTAGGTCGGGTTTTAATCCAAAACGACCAATTCGCCGCGTCATGGAATGCAATACAAGTTAATCTTTTGACCGCATTCGCGCCGTTGTGGGAAGTTGTACAACCCGCTATTTTAACATTCATGGATTTACTCGCTCGATTTACATCTGTGTTAGCGCAATTTATGGCTACGCTGTTCGGGAAAACGTATAAACAGGCAAAAGCAAGCGCAAAATCTATAAACGACCAATCGAAAGCGGTTGACAAGTTGGGGAAATCAGCCAAAAACGCAACCGCGCCGTTTGATGATTTAACAATAATAGCGTCAGATTTAAGCGAGACGGAACTTGGAGAAAATGAACTTGATTTCGAAGCGGTTGAACCGCCTGATTTTTCATGGATTGACAGCATTATTATTAAATTAAACGAAATATTTGACGTATTCAAAGAAGCGTGGGAAAACGCAGGCAAACCCCTTGTAGACGCTTTTATAAGAGCCAAAGACGAAATAATAGAATTGTTCAAAGAGATAGCATTGTCTTTCGAAAAAGTTTGGACGGACGGAACAGGACTTATATTCCTCGAATCTATTCTTCGATTACTCACTACGATTTTACAAATAATAGGCGATATGGCTAAGGCTTTCAAAGAAGCATGGGTCGAGGGAAAAACCGGAGAAATATTAATACAAACAATATTCGGGTTATTGACTAATGTATGCAATCTTCTCAACAGTATAGGCGAAGCGTTCAGAAAAGCATGGAATGATAATGGAACGGGCAAAAGTTTAATAAGTGCGATATTAAAACTACTGACAAATATATTCGGGACTATAAGCGATATTGCCAACGCATTTAAAACGGCTTTCGATAACAAAGGCACGGAGTTATTGTCAAGTATACTTAATTTAATAAAAGAAATAATATTAATCATCAACGACATTACAACCGCTTTTAGAAACGCATGGAACGAAAACGACAGAGGCGTAAAACTTGTTGAAGCATTGTTTAATATGTTTTCTTCTATTAATCGTTTGTTAATCTCGATAGGCGAATCATTCCGTGAAGCATGGAATGGCGGCATAGGCGAAGCTATAATAGGCAATATATTAGAGATATTAACCAATGTATTTAATACAATTGGCACAATTGCCGCAAAACTACAAGAAGCATGGGAAGCGAACGGAAATGGCGTTGCCATATGGCAAACCATTTTGGGTATTATTAACGATGTCCTCACAACCATTAATAGTATGTCGTTGGCAACTCTGGAATGGGCTAACGAACTCAATCTCGAACCCATTGTAACGGCATACAGAAACTTGCTCGAAGCCATGAGACCATTTATAGATATTACTCTTGATGGGCTGGAATGGGTTTACACCAGTATTCTTCTCCCTTTGAGCAAATGGGCTATCGAAACTTTAATACCCACGGTATTAGACACAATTTCCGCCGCGTTTACGGCATTGACGGCGGCAGTAGAGGCGTTAAAGCCGCTTGCTATGTGGATATGGGAAGAATTTTTGCAACCTATCGCCGCATGGACAGGCGAAACAATAATAAATGCACTCAACCTTTTGCGCGACGCTTTAAACGGCACAGTACAACCGTTGCAAAACGTAGAGCAGGGTTACGGGGAACTGGAAAGCCGTTTAAAGATGGCTTCTATAACACATTTGATAGATGGACTTGTCGATACTTTATTCTTGTTGGTTGAAACGGTTTCAAGCGAAATACCCGCTTTATTTGATACTTTCAAAACGGTTTTTGATGATATATCGAATCTTGTTTTAGCTCCTTTCGGCGAATCTCTTATGAGCGATATTATTCCTACATTTAATGGATTTATAAACGAAGCAATACAGGCGTGGGACGTTCTTTTCATTGAAGTAAAAGAAATATTCGACAAATTATGGAAAGAGGCTATCGCACCTGTGCTTGATGAGATAGGCAAAATATGGTCTGATTTGTGGGATAGTATAAGTGCGGCTTGGAGCGAACACGGACAACCGATTTTTGACGCAATAAACACAGCTATACAATCCATAAGCGAAACATTACAAATGTACTGGGACGAATATCTCGGTCCAATCTGGGACACATTAGTGCAAGCAATAGACGACCTGTGGACTGAACATTTAAAACCTTTGGTAGATGAAATCCTTGATTTTGCAGGGACTTTTGTTGAAGCCGCTTTAAAGATATACAATGAATTTATTGACCCGATAGTTAAATGGATAATCCAATACATCGCACCTATTGTGCAAAAATATATTGGGTTGGGAATAAATGCAATTAAATTAATTATCGGAGTGATAATTGACGCTTGCAAGGCAACGGTCGAGGCGTTCAAGGGAATAATTAATTTTATAACGGCTGTTTTTTCGGGAGACTGGGAAGCGGCTTGGGACGCTATAAAAGATATATTTGACGCCTTTGGAAAATATTTGGTTGATATTTGGGAGGGTGTAGGAGAATTTATCATTGAACTGTTAGATTCATTGGTGGGCATATTTGAAGATACATGGGTTCTGATAAAAGAAGTTTGGGGGAGAGTTTCTACATGGTTTGAAGAAAATGTAATTACCCCTCTAAAAGACGCTTTCAAAGAAGGCATAAATTTTCTTATCGGTTTAGCCGAAGGATTCGCAAACAGTTTTATAAAAGCAATAAATTTTATAATTGACGCATTTAATAAACTTAGCTTTGAAGTTCCCGATTGGGTACCAATTATAGGCGGACAATCATTTGGATTTGGTATTCCGAGCGTAAGTGAAATAGCCATCCCCCGTCTCGCAAAAGGTGGTATCGTTGACAGCGCGACAATTGCCATGATAGGCGAAAAAGGACGCGAAGCGGTTGTTCCTCTTGAAAATAATACAGGTTGGTTTGACGAATTAAATGAGGGAAATTATTTATTACTTCAAGAATTGGTTGCCGCAGTACACAGTCTCAGAGCGGAAGTTTCGGCATTGAGAGATGACGCGGCAAATCATCAGACGGTAATCGACATGAACGGAACGACAGTGGCAAGAACATTTACGCCTTATTTGGGCGCGGAAAGCAAAAGGATAGGCGGCAGTATATCAAATAAAGTAACGCGAGTGAAATAGGAAAAGCCGCTTATTATGGCGGCTTTTGTTGAACTTATTAAATTATTTTATTGCAAAGCGTCGGGATAAACAACTGTTTTGAAAACTTCTTTTGTGTCGTTGTTTATAAGGTCAAAAGTTACTTTCATTTCATCAAGGGGTACTCCAGTGAATATTTGGTAAAAATACGCTCCAAAATATATAGTCGTTAAAGAAAACGCGTCTATGAAACTTTTTTCGAATTTTTCTTGGTCTACATAAAAATCAAATTCAGTCATAGCTTCGTTGTATTTTATATCTTTGAACGAAGATGATTCATCGGCAATCATTTCGGTTATTGCATTTTTAACAGATTCCTGCTGTTCTATAAGTGCTTTTTCCCAAGTTGAGAGAGGCATTGTAAATGTATAAGAGCCGTCATCATTTTTTACTATTGTTTCATCTTCGAGTGCGGAATTTATAACATCTTCTTCGGCAATGCTTTCATAAAAAGAAGCGGGCAATATTATTGAAACGGTTTCTTCAACTTCTTCTTTTACGTCTTCTTCGGTTTCCTTTTCGATTTCTTGCTCGACATCTTCTTCGACAACTGCTTTTTTATCTAAAATAACCGTATTTGTATCGCCGTCCCAATTTACGTCGTATCCAACCGATTCCGCGACTGCACGGACGGGCAAATATGTAGTACCGTTAAAGATAAACGGTTCGACAACGTTTCCGTTTGCGTCTTTGGGCGATATTTCTTGACCGTTCACGGTTATTTTTATATCTCTGTATGTTGCCGTGATTGCTTGACTTGATTGCGTCGCTAAAACTGTTGTAACCATTGATATAACTAAGATTGTTGCTAAAACGCCCGCGATGAATGATTTTAAATTTAATTTTTTCATAAGAACACCTCATACTTTCTATATTTTTCTTAATTTTATAGCAATTGACAAAAAAAATCAACATAATTTTTGAATTATGTTGAAATGTTCATGGAATATTTACAAATATAGAGAAAAAAACTTCTTGATTTCTTGATGTCGTAATGATATAATGATGTCAAGAAAGAGAGGTGATTAAAATAAAACAAATTCCGATTCGGCTTGATGATGAATTGCATAAGAAATTAAAAATATTGGTTATTGAGGAAAACACGACGATTCAAAAATTGGTAGAAGATTTTTTAATATCATATGTAAAAGAACATCAAAAAGAGCAAAAATAAAAATAATAGATTGCCGCTAACTTTGGACGGTGACACGACAATCTACTATTCATCAGATAGAATCCTATCCATGAAATATTATATCATGGTTTTAGGCTTCTGTCAACATAATTTGTTTAAGTTGAAAGGGGCTATTTTTATGCACAAAAAAGAAGAAATGATTTACGAAAATGTGGAAAAATTAAAATTATTAGATGGCGAAGATTTAGATAGAATTGCTGTTTTTGTTGAGCAATATGCAAAAAGAAACAAGACTATGATACATTATTCACAGGGGAAACAATATGAAAAAATTGACAAATATATAACCCGAATTTTAAAAGGAGCAAAGTTAAATGAACGATTTAACAATACGGCAAAATCAATTACCCGATGATATAAAAGATTTAAGTAAATTCGTATTAGTCGGCAGAGAAAAACTCAACTCTGTCCGTGCTGAAATCAAAGCAATTGACAAATTAAATCTTGCACGCGAAGTCAGAGACCAAAAGAGAGACGAAGCGAGAATGATGTCCGAAGCGTTATTAGACGCAGAAGTAAAACTTGGCGATTTGTTTAAAGACATTCCCAAAGAATCTGGCAAAAGAACAGATATTAAACCTACCGACAGTGCTGTCGGTAGGTTGGGAAAAACAAAAAAAGAAACCATTTCGGATTTAGGCTTTTCCGAAAAACAAGCGGAGCGTTTTGAAACACTCGCCGACAATAAAGATGTAGTTGAATTTGTAAAAGCCGAAGCGCGGGAAAACGACGACATTCCCACTCGCACAAGGGTGCTTGACATGGTTCAATACCAAAAGAAAAAAGAGGAAGTGGCATACGACAAATATATGGACGGCGATAAAAAATACAGAGAGCTTGACAAAATTCTCCGACAAATAGATAAACTCGAATTTACAGATGAAGATTGTGACGCGCTTGTTTATTGGAACAAAGACTTCGGAGCAGTTTTCACAATAGACGACACATTGAAAGACATAAGCAGAGCAGTAAAAAAATTAAATAATATTCACATAAATTTATTAAAAACGAAAGGAAACAATAATGGTACAAAAAGATATTAACATCAGTTTGAAATCTATAATAAAAACCGCAATGGACGAAAACGGCGGCAAAATAGAACTCGAACAAGCAAAAGAATT